GGACTTCAGGTCGCGCAGGGGCGTGCGCGCTACGACGTTGGCAGCGAACTGCTTGGCCGCCTCGATCAGTGCGTTGACGGTGATCTTGCTGCCCTTGGCGTTGGTCTCGCCGGTGTCGGTGCGGGGGTTCAGCATCTCGGACTGGGTGCGCAGTTCGGTGGCCAGGCTTCGCGCGCGGGCCTCGTTGTGCACCGCTTCCAACGCGGCCTGGCGGATGGCGTCGTCGTCGGTCAGGTCGCCGTGCTCCTCCAGCATGCGCTGCTGGGTCATGCCGTCGATGACGTCGGCCTTGCTGCCGAAAGCGTCGATGGACTGGAGCATTTCGTCCACGGTCCCGTAGCTGAAGGCGTCGGCGATGATCGCCCGCTCGGTCTCGTTCAGCTTGCCGTCGTTGTCCTTCTGAGACTTGGCCAGCAGGTCCCGGGCCTGGACCTCGCGCATCGCGTTGACCTCGGCGGTAACCTCGCTGCGGATGGTCTTCTCGATGGCTTTGGCCTGCTTGCGCAGTTTCATGATGACAGCGTCGAGCGCCCGCACCGACCACTTCAGGTCGGCCATGCTGCGTTTGTTCAGGCGCTCGGCCGCCAGCGCGTCCGCTTCCAGGTCGGGCAGCAGGCCCGACACTTCGTTGGCCTCGGCGATCTGGGTGTCGGTGGCCAGCATGCGGTCCATGACGCGGCGGATGTCGTCGTTCAGGGCCATCGGCGGGCCGGGCTGGGCGGTGGGGTCTTGGTAGAACGTCTGCCGAATCGCAACGTCGTCGCCGCTGAAGATCACATAGTTGTGCGTGCCGTCGCCTGCGTTGCGGCTGGTGCCGTCTAGGTACTTGATGCCTTTGATGCCAGCGACCATCATGGCTTCGCTGACGGCTTTATCAGACCCGAGCCTGACACTGGCACCTTTGTAGGCTTCGCCGCCGCGCGCATTCTTGTATCGCTCGCGCCAGTAGACGGCCTCCGCTGCCGCGTCGCTTTCAGCTTCTCCGTCTTGAACCATGCGGATGCGCCGAGCCTCGACATCGGATTCAATCAGCGCCGACAGCGCCTTGCGCACCCCTTCCGGCTGCTCACTCAGCGGCCGGTCCCACAACAACATCTCGCTGTCTTCGGGGATGTCTACTTCGTAGAGTTGGCCCTTTGGCTGAAGCCGTGCGATGGCTTCGTTGTGCGTGGTGTCGATGTTCTTCAGTTCTCGCCAGCGGGCCATTTCAGCCGCCGGCAAGTTGTCGTTGCGAATCAGCTTGATGTTGAGGCCGTTGAACTCATCACTCTCGGCCCGCGTGCGTGTCGGCGGCAACTGGGCGCGAAGTTCATCCGTCCACAGGTCCACACCCTTCGCCATCAGCAACATCTTGCGATAGTGCTCTGCGATCCCCTTCTTTGACGCGAAGTACAGCCCCCACCCGTAAGCCTGCGCACCCTCGCCCGTGCCGATCTTGTCGGTGGTGAACTTGTCGAAGCGGTGCGGCGTGCCGTGGAAGGCAGACTGATTCAGCGCTGCGCCCCCTGGTGCGGCCTGCCCCCGCGACGCGAGGAACGCCTTGATCGACCCGTACACCGACTTCAGCCAGGTGGCGAACCGGCGCATCAGCGGCTGCAGTTCAACGCTGGGTGCGCGCCCCTCCATCACGTACTGCTCGATGCTCTCGGCCCAGCGCTCGTGCGCGGTGCGCTTGCCTTCCAGGTCGAGTGCGTTCCAGGTGGCCAGGTCTTTGAACCCAGCCCACTTCAGGAACGTGGCCATGTCTTCGGTGATCTGTGCCGGCGCGCCAGGTTGGCTGGCGATGTCGGCCATCACCTCCAGGAAGAAGTGGCCGGTCTCGTGGAAGAACGTGCTCAGGTTCGCATTCGGGTTGAGGACCAACTCCAGCGTGGCGGGGTTGAACGTGCCGCGGGGGGTGGCGGCGCGTTGGCTCAGGATGCTCGGGTCGTTCGCGTCGAAGGTGCCGTCGTTGCCGATGGCCGACTTGATCTGCTCGGGGCGGAACGCAATCCAGTGCGTCGCCGACCGCCGGATACCGTCGTACCCCATGCTCTCAAGTTCAAGGCGAACCGCGTCGTCGATGGTGTTGGCTGCCGGTTGGCGTGCCATCCATTCATCAAACGAATACCGCTCCGCAAGTGCGTTAGCTTTGCCGCGGGAAACAGGGTTCTTGATGGACAGGTACGCCGGGATGACAGAACCCTTCCTCCGCGTGAACAGGTCCGCGACCCAGGTCTCGCTTGAGAAGTTGAACCCGTTGCCGCGCGCGTCAGGGTCGTAGGGCGCAATCTTTGAGGTGTCGAACGCTTCAAAGTCCGCAGGAGTCCCGTGGTACACCACCAGCGGCTTGCCGTCAGCGCCCACCACCTTGCTGCCGCCGAACCACTTGTCGAAGGCAGACTGCTCGTCAGGCGCGCGCCCCTCGGTCCAGGTCCACTCAGGCATGAGTCCGGTCTTCTGGTCGGCGAAGACCGTGTCCTCGACCTTGGCGTTTCGGTTGGCCGCGCCGTGCGGGCCGTAGTTCAGCCAGCTGTTCTGGCCACGGGTCTCGCTGGTGATGGCGCCCAAGGCAGGGCCGGTGAACAGGCGTGAGTGCGCCTGCCAGGCGTTCTCTTCGCCCTGCGCGCGGAAGCCCGCGCCTTCGAGCCCATGGCCGAACGCGTCATGCACTGCGCGGAACAAGTCGTTGGCCAGCACAGGGTGCATCACCCCGTTCTGGTCTGGCCACTCCAGGCCGGTGTCTGCCAGCAGTGGGTTCTGGCTGACGTCCAGATCGCTGGACCCGAACCCTTCGTAGGTGCCGTACACCGCCATCGTCTGGTTGGCCCGCAGGTCGCGCATCGCGTTCCAGGGGTTGCCGGCGTAGGGGTCGGTCTTGCTGTCGAAGAAGGTGAAGGTGTAGCCGGCCTGCTGCAGCGCCAGGTACTGGGCTAGGGTCTGCCTGATCAGGTCGTCATAGGCCGCCTTGACCGCAGGGTCCTGCGGGTCGTGCTTCATCTCGTCGTAGGCCTGCGCGATGCGCGCGGCGCGGGCCTCGTCGACTTGGACGTAGGCTCCCTGGCGACGGAGGGTCAGGCCTTGGCTTGCCGCGTACTTTTCCGCGACTGCGACGAGGCGGGGGTCGGGCCCGCTGGCGCCTTCGACAGCCGGCGCACCTTCAAGCGGCGCAAGGCCTCCGCTCGAGTACCGTCCTGCTCCGTCTCCGGCTTGGTTGTAGACGCCTTCGTCTGGGGCTTCTTCACGACCTACCCCTTCGCCACGTTGCTTGAGTTCTTCGAGCCGCTTTGCGGATCGGACTTCGAGTCGGCTTTGAGTAGCGCTATCAAACGGCGCTGTTTCTCTTGCAGCGCGGTCGGCTTCATCCGCTGGCTGCCCTGGATCGAGTTCAGCAAGCTGGTTGCCGTACCCTGCGTCTCGGAGGATGCTGGCGTACTGTTCGTCATGGAATAGCCCCTTGAAGTCTGGCGTCGACCGGATCATGTCGTCGGTCAACTCTTCGTTGTACAGGATGTCGGTCGCGCTCACGCCCCCGACCTGCGCCTCGTACAACGTCTTGGCCCAGGACCAGATTGTCTCTTGAACTTCAGCCGGGGTCCAGGTCTCGCCTGTCTTCTCGGACAGCATCTTGGCCGCGGCGCGCACCTTGGCACTCATGGCCAGGTAGCCCGGGCCTTTGCCTGCGTCGGTCTTGTTCAACCCGCCCTTGAACATCTTCTGGTCGACCAGCGCGAAGTTGGCCATCCAGGCGTCGTTGGTCACCTGCTCGACGTCACCCAGCAGGTTGCGCATGAACGAGTCAACCTTCGGGCCCGACAGCAGGTCGACACCCGGCGCGTCGGTCGTGAGTGCCCGCACGCTGTTGTTGACCCACGCATCGAGCACGCTGTCAACACCACCCCTGCCTTCGACCGACCGGCCCATGATCTGCAAAATCTCTTCGCGCGTCTGGGGGCGGCCCGCGTCGGTCCAGTTCTTCCAGGTGCGCAGGGCGTTGAGCAGGTTGATCTGCACCGACGTCTGGGGCGACATCGCCGCCAGGAGGCCAGCGAAGCGTGGTGCGTCGGGCCCGAATATCTGGCCGATGGCGGCCGCGCTTTGTTTGTACCAGCCGCGCTTGGCACGGCCAGCCCACGCGGCGGCGGCGAAGTCCTTGGTGTCAGGCAGGCTGTCGAACAGGTCAACCAAGCGCTGGCTGGTGCCTGCGTTCAGCTTGTCGCGTTCGGCCTTGGTGAGGTTCTTCTCGATGCGGGCCAAGCCGGCGATGACCGCGGGCTGTTCGAACACGTCCCCCCGCTTGCGCGACCGAATCTCGAAGAAGTTCTCCGGGTCCATGCTGTCGGGCCGCAGCATCAGTTCATAGCCAGACCACGCAGACATCGCCTGGCGTTTCGCCAGCAAGCGTTCGGCCTGATCGCGCGTGAGGTTCGCGTCAATCGTTTGCCACTTGGCCTCTTTCCGCTGCAGCGCGGGCACGCGCTCGCCGGTGTCGATCTTGGACAGGGGGCCGAGCACTTCGGCCTGGATCGCCTGGTCGCCCAGCATCACGACCTGGCCAGGTTGGTCGCCTTCCATGCGGTCCAGGTATCCTGAGTAGCCCAGGTCCAGCAGCTTCGACTCGAACGCGCGGGCGTCCCCACTCCGCAGCTTCAAGGGGTCGGCGTTGGCGTCGTAGACGTTCGACAGCTTGGCCCGATGGGCGACACCACCGACGCCCGCCTCGGGCCTGATGCCGGTGCCCTTGTCGACGTAGAACGACAGGCGCTGGCCCACCCGTTTGTCAGGGTAGCTTGTGATCTCTTCACGGGCGCTGCCTTTGAGGCCGGTGCCGTAGAACGCGGTCGACAGCGTGGGCCTGGCGGCTGCGCTGAAGTGGTAACCGTCGACCGTGATCGCGCCAGGCAGCCCGGTGTCGTTCAGCACGTCGGCGTCGGTCGTCGCCTCACCCAACACCCTCACCGGGTAGCGCGCCTGCATCTCGACCGCGGTCATGCCGCTGCGCGACCCGTAGGCGGTGTAGAAGCTGGCAAGCCAGTGACCCATGGCGTCGGCCACGGCAGGCCTGTAGCGGCCCGATGCGGCCACCTGCTGGGCGTACATCTGCTGGACCTGGTCGTAGTCGGCCTGAGCCGCCGCTTGGTCCTGGGCCTGCTGGATGACTTGCTCCGCTTCCTGGCGCAGCACCTGGGCTTTGTCGCCCGCCGCCAGCGCGTCCGCGCGGGACAGGGCCTCGGGCGTCATGCGCGCGTTGTCGTTGAGGACCTGCTCCAGCGGGGTGCCCGGCGCCACGGTCAGCACGTCGGCGATTGAAATCTCGACGGTGCCGTTCTTCGCGGCCTCGGCGGGAATCTGCGCACGCACCGACTCGGGCAACTGGGCCAGCACGTCTTCGCTCAGTTGGTTCAGCACCTGGGCGTCCACGTGGATGGACTTCTGGGGGGCGTCGCTGGTCTCGACGATCTGCGCCATCAGCGTGCGGAACTGCTCGGGCGAGCGCTCACGCAAAGCCGAGGTGGCGGCCAGCTTCATCTGCTCCTCGAGCAGGTCCTGCTCGAACTGGAGCCGGGTGTCGGCGGCTTTCTCCACCGCCTTGTTGATGCCGTGGATAGTGGTGGTCTGCACACCGACACCGACCAGGGTGGCCACCAAGGTTTGGTAGGCCGCCTCGGGGCGCTCGGCGATGAAGTCCGCGAGCGTGCGCTCGGGGTTCAGGTTCATCCAGGTGTTGAAGTCCTGGGCGAGCGTGGTCATCTGCTCAGTCCACACCTCGCTGAAGGCCTGGTGCTTGAGCGTCTGCATCAGGCCTGCGTTGCTGGCCAGGTCGCCGAACAGCTTCTGCGCGGGGATTTTCTCGAACACGAACTCGAAGACACCCTGCGGGATGCCGTAGGCGAGAGAGGCCGTCTTGCCTTTGCCTTTGTCACGGGCCTCGTTGTAGGCGTCAGCGCCGACACCGGCGCCCATCAGACCCGCCACCGTGGTCGCGGCTTGCGAGGCGGTGGCGTAGAGCCCGCGCGCCAGGCCCGCAGGCAGCAGCGCCAGGTTCGTGCCGGCCGACTGCAGGCCAGACTTGACTGCCTTGCCTGTTGATGTGGTTGGCTGCAGGCCCTCGGCGTCCATCGCCTCGCCAGCGCGGTTGGCGTTGTTGCGCGCGCTGGCCGCCACCCCATCCAGGCCCAGGAGGTCGGTGGCGGCGCCGAAAATGTCGAACGCCATCTTGCCCACGCCGACGGTCGCGCCCAGCCCGAGGGTGACGCCGGCCTCGTCGATGGCTTTACCCGCCGCGCGGATGTCGTCAGCGGGCTTGGTCTTGCCCGCGCCCATCACGTAGCGCGTGGCGTTGCCGATGGTGCGCTCGATCTTGGCCAGGGTGGGTACGTCGTCGTGTGCCAGTTCGGCCACGCGCGGGTTGTTCCTGAAGGCCGCTGTGAGGTGGGGCGCCTGGCTCAGTTCGTCGCTGACCCGCTCGGCGATGTCGAACATCTGGAAGTCGTCAGCGTTGCGCTTGACCACCTCGTAGGGGGCAGGGTAGCGACGTGACAAGCGGTCGGCCTCGGCCGCCGCTTCGGGCTTGACCTTGACCGCCTGGCGCACGACCTCGCGCGCCGGGGGCGCGTCGTCAGCGATGGCGGTGCGGGGGTCGAACAGCCCGGTGGGGCCCTGGGATTTTGCGGCCGGTGTCGGTGCGGGGCCTTCGTCCAGGCGCGCGGTGTTGGGGTCGAAGCTCACTTCACGTCTTCCCACTTGCCGCCGCCTTTGAACCGGGCCTTGTTGCCGTTGGCGTCGGTGTAGACCTTGCCGACCTCAAACTGCTGCGCGGCCGCGCGCACGTCTTTCGGCGCGCTGTAGGCGGGGCCCTTGGTGTCCCACCAGCTGCCTGGTTTGATGACGATGTCCTTCAGCAGGTTGTCCAGCAATTCATCCTCTTGAGTTGGGGTGAGCGTCTTGCCGCCTGCAGTCAGGCGCTCCCAGTCCAGCTGGGCCGCGCGCCGGAACGCGCCGCGCTTGTCGGCGTTCTTCGGCCCCACCCACTCGTTCATCTCGATGGTGGCGTTGATTTTGCTGGTGAACGGCAGCATGTCCTTCTGGCCCTTGCCCGTTCGCATGGCCTGTTGGCGCGTGGACAGCTGCTCGTAGTCTTCACCCGACAGCTTCATGCCGTAGGGGCGAAGGTCGGTTGTCTTGAACTTCTCAGGGTCGTCGCCCATCAACGCCCAAAGGTTGCGGTGGGTAGCCGGGTCGGTCTTCACCGCGGCGTTGCCTTGGGAAGCCCAGTGCCTGGCGCGCTCCTGCTCGAAGCGGATCAGCTGCTGTAGGTTGGTCTCGCCCATCGCTTCACGGATAGCCGACGGCACCTTCTTGCCTTTGTCCACGTACATCGTCCAGGCGGTGTCGGCGGCCTTCTGTTCGACCTCCTGCTTGGCGACCTTCAGCCGGCCGAAGTTCAACTGCACGTGCTTGTCGTAGGACTCGCGCAGCATCGGGTCGGTGATGGTCGACCCCTTCTTCAACTGCTCGGCCAGGGGCAGGCCTGCGCTGGCGTCGGCCATGCGCTTGCCTTCTTGCTCATTGAACGCGCGGGTCACTCCGTCGTTCACCCGGTTGCGCACCTCCAGGGGCAGCGCACCGCCGAACTCCTTCAGGTAGTCCTTGGCGGCCCCCGCGTTGCGGTCGGCCAGCGACAGCGCAACAGCAGCGTGGAACTTGTCCAGCTGGGCCTGCGCCAGGGCCTTGCCGACGTCAGAGTCCAGGCCCTCGCCTGCGGCGTAGCGGATCGCCGCCTCGTTGATCTCGGCAGCAGCAGTGCGCCCTTGCGCGACAGCGTTCTCGGGCGTCACCGCGTTGGCGAAGTCGCGCGCCTTGGCGTTCTGCGAGGTCTCGAAGTTGACGCGGCGCGTGGTCTTACGCTCGCCCTCGACATAGCCCAGGGTGTCGGTGTTGGCCTGCACGCGCAGGGTCGACAGGCTGCGGTCTGCCAGCCGGCGCGCCAGCGGCGACGCGGTCTGACCGTAGCGCTGCTCGGCGTCCTTCCACCAGGCGTCGGACTCGGTCAGGTACTGCGCGACGTTGTCGCCTTTGTACTGCTCACGCAGCTTGGACCGGGTGACCTGCCACTCATTGCGCAGGCTGGCCTCCAGCTTGAACGCCTCGTCCTGCGCGTCGCGCTGCTGAATCTGGTCGATCTCGTTGCCTGCGACGCTGACGCCCCGGGCGACCTGCTGCAAGCCACTGCTGACGTCGGGTGCCGACTGGAACGCGGGCCGAAGGCCGGTGCTCTCGAGTTGCGGGCCCCCGTAGGTTGGGACGCGTGCCATCAACGGCCCCCTGGGTTCTTGGCGTAGCTGAGATCGAGCCCGCTGTTGGTGTTGCGTGGCGCGGGGGTGCCGCCGTACTGATACCAGCGGCCGGCCACTTGGCTGGCCCCGCCGATCAAGGTGCCCATCGCGCCCATGTCTGCGTTCGACGCTGCGGCGTCGCCCTGGAACCTGAAGTTGGCGCCCTGCGCGCGGGCGCTCCAGGCTTCCCTGGCGGCGTTCATGCGCGCGGTCTTCTGGTCGGTGTCGCTGAAGAACGAGGTCTGCTCCTGCAGTTCAGCGGCGGTGCCGACGCCCAGGTCCAGGCCCGAGGCCGCCTGCGCTGCGCGCTGGGCCCCAAGCACTTGGTTGCCCTTGCGGCGCACCATCATCGCGGTCTCGTTGCCCCGGCGCTCGGCGTCCTGCGCGGCCTGCTCGGCCAGCAGTTGGTTGTTGCGCCCGACCTTCTTGGCGACCTGCCCCTGGGTGTGCTGCGCCGAGGCGTTCACCACGGTGGACACAACGAGGGCGCCCATCACCCAGTAGCTCATTGCGTCACCCCGGGCAGTTGGGCCCAGTCCTCAACGGTGAACATGGCCGCCAGTTTCTCGGGGTCGCGCTCATTGGTCGGGTTGGCGTGGATGGTGGTGAACCAGGTGGGCGCGTGCACGAAGACCGCGCGCTTCACGCCTGCGGTGGACACGAAAGTCTCGCAGCCGGTGATGCGCTTGAGGCCCCCGTCCTGGCTATACACCGAGATGTCGCCGAGCGACATGCACGCGTGGTCGAACCGGTGGATGGCCCCCGTGGCGCAGGCGCCTGGCATCAAGAATATCTCGCGCAAGTAGACACCCGGCGCGAAGATGTGGCGCACGGGCCTTGCCTCGGGGGGCAGCTGCGGCAGCTTGCTGAGCTTCGCCTCGAGGGTCCGCATCTTCCTGCGTGAGAAGGTGGTCACCCGCCCGGAAAAGAGTTCAACGATCTCCATTTGCGGACATCTCAAAGGTGTGGAACATCTCGCCGTTCTGCTCCGGCGTCGCGGGGTGCAGGGTGAACCCAACACGTTGAAGCCAACGCACGGCCACGCTGTTGCGCGCGTGGACGCGGTTGACCAGCCGGGGGTTGTCTTCCAGCATCATGCGAATGTACCGGGGGGCTTCCCGGGCAAGGCTACGGGAATGCCTTGCCACGACATCAGTGCCCAGCATCCAGGGGGACCCGCCCTGGCCCACCCCGAAGATGCACGCCAGCGCGCCGTCTACCCGCGCGGCCAGGGCCCAGTCGGATAGCAGCACGCAGTGTGTGACCACGTGCGCCATGTCGGTGAAGCCCAGCGCGCGTAGCTCGGCCAGGTCCTGCGGGCGCAGGTTCGCCGCCAGTTCGGCGGCGTCGGCCCTGGTAGGCTCGCGGTACTTAACCGCCGGTTGCGACATCCAGCACCATCGCCATGACGGTGAGAGGCACCGGCTTGTCGACCCGCACGCACACGGCGGCGTCGCTGTTCCAGCTTGCGGCGACCGTCATGCGCAGTTCGTTGGTGCGCAACGCCGGGGGCATGTCGTAGTTGTCGCTGACCTGGCGGTCGGCGTAAGGCGTCAGCTTGCTGAAGGAAGGCCCGGAGTTGAACAGCGCCGACTGGGTGACTCGTGCCCTCACGCTGTTGACGTTCTTCAGCACGCCCTGGCCACCGGCCGCTGCGCCTTCGAGTGACAGGGGCAGGGTCTGCAGGTCCGAGTTGTAGGCCAGGCCTGCGTGCACGGTGTAGGCCGCAGCCTCCAGGGTGACGCTGCCGTCCACCACCGTGCGGTCGGGGTGGACCGCGCCGTCGGCCAGGATCTGCACCGTCTTACCCTCAAGGTGCCACAGGCCTGTGATCGTGGTGACCGGCACGCTGTCGTAAGTCAGCCCGCTGTCCACGTAGAACCCGTCGGCCTGGTCGGTGAAGATGCGCGTCTGCAAGCGCTCGATGTAGCGGTAGTCGACGCCACCGATTGTGCGCTTGATCAGGAAGTAGGGCACGTCCTCGCTGCCCTCGCTCACGGTACATACCGACTCGATCAGCCCGTCAGTGGTGTGCTGACTCCAGCCGTAGACCTGCTGCTCGGGCACATAGGTCATGCACAGCGCAGCGCCGTCGGACCGCACGCACCAGACCTCGGGCACGGGGGCCCGGCTGTAGGCCATGTCCTTGAGTGTGAACCCGTTGAACAGGTGCGGCGCCATGATGCTGATGTCGATGGACGCGAAGGCGTTCTGCTGCCAGTTGTAGGCCGCCTCACGCAAGCGCGCGCCCTGGGACTGCACGTAGAGCACAGACCCGCTGGTGACCACGGGCTGCACGTTGCTGGCCCCGCTGTACCCTTGGGGTTTGATGCTGAGCGAGTCTGGGCTGATGGCGGGCGCGCCGTCGGCGAAGATGCGGAACTCAGCGCCCACCGTCAGGGCCAGCATGTCGGACAGTGGCACTAGGTGGCGGATGGCGTTCTGCTGCCGGCTGGCGATGCGGAACTCAAGGCCGTCATCGGCCTGGCTGGGCAGGCTCGAGGTGATGTTGGACTCGGTGCCGTTGCGCGTGGCCCAGACGTTCTGGGGCTCAAGCGTGGTGCCCGCAAACCAGCGGCGCTGCTCGTGGTAGGTGACCGCGTTGGGGTAATCCCCCACCCCGGTGTTCAGTTTGTAGATGTCCTCGGGCGGGGTCTTCAGCGTGTCGGCGGTGATGTTGTCGTCCACCAGGCTCAGCGTCACCGTGTTGCCGATGTAGCCGTAGGTGCCGCCGCGCTGCTTGTAGACGTTGTACCGGGTCGCGCCGGTGTAGGCCGACCAGCTGATCGTGTTGAGGTTGCCCGCCAGGGTCAGGTTGTTGGTGCAGGTCGCGTCGGCGCTGGCCAGCGTTTCGGTGACGTTGTCAGCCAGGACCGCGGTGACTTTGTAGTGCTGCGGGGTCAGGTTCGTGGCAACCGCCACCGTGGCCCCCGCGCCGACACCGACAGGCACCGTCGCGCTTGGCGCGAAGCTGATGTCGGTCAACGTCCAGTTGGTGGCGCCCAGGCGCTTGAGTTCCTTGGCGGGGTAGGTGGGGTGCACCAGGGTCAGCACGTCGCTGTTCTGGGCGTAGTGGATGTCCATCAAGTCGGTGGACGCGTAAGTGGTGGCCAGGGTGTAGACCCGGGCCGCGGTGGTGCCGCTGGCTGTTGCCGCCTCACCGCGCAGGCCCGTCACCGTGAAGGTGTTGACCCCGGTCACAGTGATGATGAAGAACCGCCCACCGATGTAGACCCAGTCGCCTGTGCTCCAGCCGTGGGCGGTGACGGTGACCACCCCGGCCACGATGCTGACGACGGCCGCGTTGGCCTCGAGCAGCGTCTGGCCGTTGGGGTGGAAGCGGATGTACTGATGCCCGAACTCCAACACGACCGTCTGGTCCGCTGAGAAGGCGAACGGGATCAGGCGGACCGCGCGGGTGCTGTCCTTGACCTGGTTGATGAACTTGAACCCAGGGCGGCGCTGGGCCGGGCCGTGCGGCAGCACCCTGAAGTTCAGGCACTTGGCCAGGCCTGTCTGGTACTTGCTGAGGTCGATGCGCCCGTATAGCTCGGGGGTGATCTCCCCGCCGGCGAAGGAGCGCAGAAGGGCGCGCGAACTCATGACCGTGCGCGGACGTGCTCGGCCACGTGGGTGGCCACCTCGTTGGACGAGTTGGCGTCTGACGCGCCCGCGCTGGCGCTCATGTCGTAGGCGGCCTGGCGCCACTTCGCGCCGATGCTCGCGCCGTCGGTGCCCTTGATGATGGGCCCGGCCAGGTAGCCCGCCACCAGCATGCCCAGCGCGCTGACGAACTTGGGGCTGAACTTGGTGGTGTCGGTCACGTCCACGGTGTAGAGGAGCGTGGCCTCAGGCTCGTTGGTACGCAGCACGTCGCCCTCGACCTCGAACAGCGCGCTGCCGCGCTCGGTGAACAACTCGTCCACCGCCTGCCAGTCGAAGCTGTAGGTCAGGTAGCTGCCAGCAGGCCACAACAGGCTGGCGTCGTTGATGTACTTCAGGCGCAGCACGCGCAGCGCGCTCAGGATGTTGCTCGGCAGGGCGTAGGCGTAGGCCCACACCGTGCTGGTGTTGGCCACCTCGGCGAGCACCGCGCGGCGCTTGGCGAACGACCAGTTTTGATCGTCCAGCAGTTCCTTGCGCGCGAGGGGGTAGAAGCGCGCGCAGAGCCCCGCCTCGACGCTGCCGTCTGGCGGGTCGATGCTGGCGACCTGGCCCTCGGCGCCGATGTGCGAGAGGCCGATGTTGCAGATGTCGACGACAGACGCCAAGGCGGTCTCCTCTAAAAAGAAGGCCCGCTCGTGGCGGGCCTGGGCTCAAGATCAGGCCACGTCGCCCGGCGAGATGTCGGGCGGTGCGGACCCTTTGCTGGGCCCTGCGCCAGGGGGCCGCGCGTTGGGATCCACCTTCTTGGGTTTGGGGGCCTTGTCGACCGGCATGAACCAGGTGGAGTTCTTGAACTTGGGTTCAGCCAAGTCCACTTCAAACTCCTCGCCTTGCTCGCGCAAAGCCCGGCCACAGTGCCCCCGCTCCAGGGCCACGACGCGCGTGTTACTCATGCGTCAGCCCCTTACTGGACCGTGAAGGCCGACTTGTAGATCTTGTTGCGCTGGATGTCCTTGGTCAGGAACGCGTCGAACGCGCCGGCGGTCAGCGGGCCAGAGGCGACGGTGTACCGCACGCCCAGGTAGCGCTTGTAGTCGGCGACCGGCAGCTTGATGACGGCGATCTGGGTGCCAGCGGGCGAGAAGGCTGCGAAAGCCAGGGCGCCGGTGCTGAAGTGCACCACCGCAGCGGTCGTCAGACCGGCGTCGGTTGCGCTTTCCAGGGTCACCGTCAACGTGGCGTCACTGCCGGTGTCGGTAGCGGCCACCACGGTCTGCACGACCAGGTAGACGTCTTCACCTTGACCGAGGTCTTGGTTGGCGTTGCCGCCAGCGATGTTGGTGCCACCGCCCAGGGCAGCCTGGGTGTCGATGACGTTGGTCGAGATCGCCGTCGCGGTGACCGCTTGGGCGTCCGAAAATTCAGTCTGGGTATCAACGAACATGGGGTTCTCCTTGGATGGGGGTGTGTTGAGGTGGGGCCCGGGGGCCCCACGTCATCAGGTCAGCGCGGTCTCGGTTTCCAGGATGCGGTCCACGGTGCGAACCGGGACCCCCAGAACCGTCAACCCACCGCCCGTGCTCACAAAGCCCGGGGTGACGTTGCCGTACTGCTGCACGGCGGCCTGGATCGACAGAACCTGCTGGCTCTTGTCCAGTGCGCCGACGGCCAGCATCTCCTTGACGGTGCGGCTGGCGTAGAACACCGGCTTGCCCATGCCCATGAACGGGATGCGAGCCATGGCTTTCACCATCAGCTTGGGCAACCAGGTGGCCGCCGTGTTCGCCTGCGTGCCCGACTGGCCGAGCAAGTCGGTCAGCGAGATGTTGGCGATGCGGACCACGTAGCGCCAGTCCTTCACGTGGATGCCGCACTTCCACTGCCAGCGGTCGGCGTAGGCGCGGTAGCGGTTGTTGCTGCCGTCGAACGCGTCGATCTCACCCAGGTTGTCGTGCTGGAGGCCAGCCTTCGAGCCCTTGGGGAAGATGCCGGTGATGGTGTTTTGACCCCACAGGACCAGCCACACCGAGGTGCAGTTGCCAGAACCGCCCGCCGAGATCACGTTCTTGGCAACTTCAGAGGTGCCGGTGTTGATCGTGTTGTAGCGGATGGCCAAGCCGTTGAAGCGCTCGGGGTTCAGCGACGAGTCACCGTAGATGACCGCGTCGGCCATCGTCTGGTTCATCGCTTCCAGGAAAGCCTGGGCTTCCGACAAGCGGAAGTCGTTGGTGTTGCCGTTCAGGTCGGCCAGGTCCTTGTCGACCTCGGCGCGGGTCTCCAGCATGCCGACGCTGTCTTCGACAGTCGCACGCAGAGACTTGCTGGCCGGCACGCCCTGGTACAGCTTGCGCCAGATGGCGGTGGGCAGACCGGTGCGGATCGCGGCGCGGTGGCCGGTCGGCAGGTTGGATTCGATGAAGGGCATGTCCAGCAGAATCTCGTTGGACTGGTTCAACAGTTCAACGACAGTTGCGGTCTTGCCATCGGGGTCGATGCTTTTGGCCCAGTCAAGCAGAGTGACTGCGCCGGCCTTGGTGGAGAGGGTAGCCATTTGTCAGGTTCCTTGTCAGGTTTTGGTCGGGGTGCCGTAGAGGATGTCGGCGGTATCTCGGGTGGCGTTTGAGCCGTTGCCCTTACCGACGATGCTGTCCTCGCTGATCTGTCTGCCGATTTTCAAGAAGGCGCGAACGACTTCAGGGTGGTTGCCCAGCCCGCTGCTGTCCAGCACCGCCTTCAGTTCGGGTGAGCCAAAGGTGTCAATGGCTTTCTTGGCCAGGGCCAGGTTTTCATCCTTGCCCAGTTCCTTGTCAGCCTTCGTCGTTGCTTCCCATCCGCGCACCGTTTCAACGAACGCTTCAGACCGGGCTTGCTCGCGCTTGGTGGCGATGTCCACGATCTTCTGCGCTGCGTCTTTCGGCAGCTTCAAGTCTTTGGCGACGTTCTTGAACTCGTCCATCTCGCCATCGGCGAACTGAACGCCCTCGGGCATTTGGAACTCGTAGACGATCGCTTCGGTGGTCTGCTCGCCAAGTTTGGGGGCGGGCGTGTCCGTCGGTTTCGTGTCCGGGTTCGGTGCACCTTCGCTGTTGTTCGGCAGCGTTACTTGCGGTTCCCCGGCGTCGTTGGTGCCTGTGCCGGTTGCCTGCGGATCAATCATCTCGTGCGAACTCCTTCAGGAGCTTCAGATACGCTTCAGGTGCCGCGTCAAGAACCTCAGCCTCAAGCCACAGACCCGCCTGCTTCTTGCCCTCGTTGAGGGCAAACGTCGATCCGTTGGTGTGGAACGACGTGCGGCGGATGCCGGTGAACTCAAAAATCCGGGTGACGATGCGACGCCCTTGAGCGTGTGCCATCAACCACTTGAGGTCTTCAACTTGTAGCTTCTGTTGGAGTTTCGCCTTGGCCGTCAATTCGGCCGCAGAGTCGTCGGACAGTAGCGCGTCGGTTGGATCACTCATGTGCAAGGCTGCATTGTTTGTCCGCGCACAAGCGGCAGGGCTACAGGCTCAACGGCGGCGCCTGCGCAAGAACACCCGCAGACCCCCTACCGCAGGGGGCGGCGTGCCGGGGGTTCCACGGAACAACAGGAGCAGCATCAGTTGTTCAAGTAGTTGTACTGGACGTTGGTGATCGTGAAGCTCGGCGTCGTGCCGCCGATGGCCCACACGGCGCGCCAGGTGCGCGGCATGACCTGGCTGGCCGCGGCTGTGGTGCCTGTAGTCGCCACGCCAGCCGTCACGGTCACGCCCGGGTAGACCGTGATGCCGTACAAGCCAGAGGCCGTCAAGCTGGCAGTAGTGGCGCCGGGGATGTCGTACCAGCTGGTGCCGCCATCGGTGCTGCCCTGCAACTTGAGCACAAGCGTGGGTACGGCGCCTGAGATCGCGCCCAGGTTCAGCAGAACCTGCACGCCTTTGTTGCCCACGTTGGTGAGGGTCGCGCCGTTGCCGGTGGCTGTCTTCGCGCCCGTGTCGCCTGTGGTCAGGTTGGTCGACATCCCCCGGGCCCGGTCCCAGGTGGTGCTGTTAAACAGCAGGCCCGCAGCCCCAGCCATCGGGGTTGTCGGGTTGGCGGCGGCATCCGCCAGCGCGGCGGCCGCCGGCAGTTCGGTGTCTACGGTGCCGCTTATCGGCTGCGTGGCGACAGCCGCCGACAGATCGGTCTGGAAGCAGGCCACGTTGATGCGCGTGGCACCCGCCGCCGTGGTGGCCGTGGTCATGCGCAGGCGGAAGTAGCGAGCCCGCACGGGCGTGGTGCGCAGCTGGGCCGATGCACCCGTGAAGGTGGTTGAACTGGCGCCAGTTTCAGAAAGCAACGTGGCCGTCACCTGGTCGGTGAAGGTGCCGTCGTTGCTCCATGCTGCCGTCACCACGCCTGTGGTGCCCACGGTACCTGACATGATGGACAGGCTGCGAAACTGCGAACAGTCGATCACCATCAAGTCGGTGTTGATGGGGATGATCACCGCGCCCGCGTTGTAATTGCGGATTTCCGCTGCCGGCTGGGCGCTCACGATCTGCTCTGCTTCACTCAGTAGGCCCACCTCCAGCTTGTTGTGGTTCTTCACCGTGTCGTAGTCGATCACGATGTTGGTGTTGCTGGCAGGCGTGGTGCCGTTGACCACGCGCACGGTGCTGGTCAGCAAGTCACCCGGGCCAGGCATGGCGCGGTAATGGGTGGCCACCAGCCTGCCGTCGACCAAGAAGTTGACGCGGTCGCCGAGAACTTCCGGGCGGAACCGCCTGACGGTGGCTGTAGTGGCCCCGTTGGGCAGCGTGACAGTGGTTTCCTCAATCTCGGCCGCGCTGGGCGCCCCCGTTGGGTTGCGCGCGCTTTGGCACTTGACCGTGGTGTTGACGGTGCCGTCCAAAGCAAACCAAGCAAACCAGTAGGGTATGGTCGGGTGCAGTTCGTCGTAGAACCCCACGTAGATCGTTTGGTTGGCGATTCTTTGAGACACGCTCACGCCCGCCTGCTTGACCAGCGGTAGCCAGTCAACGTCTCGCTCCACTTCGCTGATGCTGCCGGCCGTGGTGCCTGCCGCGATGGTGCACTGCCCGCTGGCCACGGTGATGGTGGCGCCTGCGCCTGTCACGGGTTTGAGGATGGCGCGGCTGGACGCGCCTGTGCCGCCGGTGCCGGTGTAGTTCGCGACCAGGGCCAGGGCGGTATCGCTGTCAAGGCTTTCAACCCGCACCCAGGCCGACTCGGCGTCGGCGTTCAGTTTCACGTAGTCGCCGGTGCGTAAGTCGCTGACACTGGAGAAGCCCGTGCCAGTGACCGCGGGGCTGCCGTTGGTGAAGGTGGCGTTGCCCAGGCTCACGGCCAGGCTGGTGTTGTTGAAGTTGGCGCGGTAGCCAAGCTCGTCAGTCAGCACCTGCGCGCGGGCCACTAAGTTGCCGTCTGGGTCGGTGCGCAGCGGGCCGCCAGCACCAGGACCACCGGACACATCGAAACCGGGCTGGAAGTGCGTGCCCTCGGTGACGATGTCAACGGGCATCGGGTCGGCCGGCGAGACCGGCGTGGCCGACCCGTCGGCGCCGAACGCCTGCTTGACGATCTGGTAATGGCGGCCTGCAACCTCGTCTGTTGCGACGACCGCGCCGTCCCCTGGCAGCGTGACGTCGTCAGACACGCGTCAGCCCAGCAACTTCGCGGCGCTGGCCTTCGCAGCAGCCAGGCGGGACTCGAGAGCCTTCACCTCGGCGGCGATGGCGTCGCGCTGCTTGGCGGCCTCGGCCACTTGCGTGTCCGCGGCCTTCACATTCTTGGCGGCCTGCGCCTCGCGTTCTTTGGCGTCAGCGTTGGACGCGTCGGTCAGGCGTTGGAGCTCGACCCGCGCGGCGCGGGTGATCTCGGCGGCCTTGGCCGCCGCGTCGCTGACCAGCGCGCTGGCTTTTGCTGCAACGTTGCCCGCGTGGGCCTCTGCATCGGCCAGGGCCACCCGCGCGCTCTCGATCTGGGGCAGCAAGTCTGCCAAGGTGCGCTGCGCTTCAGCGGTGCGCTGCTCGATCAGGCCGGCGGCCTCGAGCGCCTGGGCCACTTCCTCAAAGGCTTTGAAACCCCGGAGCAGTCGGCGCGCGTCGTCAGCGGCCTGCAAGAAACTGGTGGACATGCGGTTCACTCCTTCAGGAACAGGTGCACGTTGAGCGAAGGGGCGGTGCCGCCGACGATGCGTGGGCGCACGTAGCGGGTGGCCTCGGCCACCAACTCAATCTTGGCGCTGGTGATGTTCAGGGCGTTGCCTTGGGGGTCCGTCAGCACCGACCAGTCGGTGCCGTTGTTGCTGCCTTCAAACGCCAAGGTGGCGCCGTCGAAAGTGCCCACGACCTGGACCGACTTGTCGCTGTACTGGGCGTGCTCGACAGGCTCGCCGTCGTCGCCAAGGCCAAGCCCGAGCCAACTGACCACATAGGTGCGGTTGTTGCTTGTGGGGGTGTTCGTTGGGTCGATGGTGCTCATGGCGGACCTCTGTCAAGTAGCAGGCATTGTTTCCCGCAGCCCCCGGAACAGGGCTACAGGCTCAGAACAGAACGATCAATTCACCGTTCGCGCGCAGGCCAACACGGGGCCCGATGCGTCGGCCCACCGTGGTCGTCGGGGTCTCGACGCCGATGAAATCGCCACTGAGCAAGAAGTCGTCCAGCGCCAGGGTGCCCCCGAGACCTTCGCCAAGGACCAAGGTGACGGTGCCGTCACCATAAGAGATGCCGTTCTTGTAGGCGCGGTAGGTCCAGGTGTGGACGCCATCGGGCCCCGTGAAGTTGAAGCTGGTGTCCTCGTAGACAAACAGCGTGCCGAGGGTCGGCGCGGTGAGGATGACGATGCGGAACTCGTCGCTGGCCTCGGCCGGCAGCGACAGGCCCGCGTAGATCGGGCTCGCCCCGTCGTACCCGTCGGGGGGCACCTCGGACCCGAGCACACCCAGGCCCCCCTTGCCGTAGTGGTAGCCCCCGGCGGGGTTGGTTCCACCGTAGCGGTAGCTCATGTCGCGAGCACCAGTTCAGCACCGATGTTGGTGCCAGCCGCGTCGAAGCTGACCATGACGTAGTAGGTGCCGGTGACCAAGGCCGCGTTGGTGATGGTCATCACGCCATCGCCTGCGGTGACCTGGTTGATCAGCGCCAGGGGCAGCGTGCGGTCCAGCTTCAGGAACACCACGTTGGGCACGGTGACACCTGGCAGCAGGGTGCCGCTCCAGTTCTTGAAGGGTTGGGTATCAACCCGGCCCGGCACCAGGCCCAAGACCCCGCTGAGAGCGAAGTCGTCGAGCGTGATGCCGCCAGCCAGCTGGGACAGCGCGCCGGTGGCGAAGGCCCCGCCGAAAGTGAAGTCGTCGAGAGTGAAGCTGCCTGTGAGGCCGGCTGTCCCCGCCACCGACGCGCCAGAAGCCCAAAACTCCTGCGCGCCGAACGTGCCGTCGATGGTGGTCGAGGCAACGCCGTTCTCTTGCAGTGCGTACCGGAAGCTGGCCGCCACGCCTGCGATGTGCGAACTGCTCGTGCCCGGTGTCAACGTGCCGCCGGCAGCGGCCTGAAGACCCATGACAACGAGGCTGTTAGCGTCGCTGGCAACGGTCAACAGCGGGTTGGCGCCACTGGCTGAATACTGGGTCTGCCGGCCACTGAAGGGGGCTGTCTGGTCAGCGCCAGAGAACGCAACCGCGATGACCGACTTAAAGCCCGAGTTTGCCCAAGTGGCCAGCAGAACCTTGCTGCCCGTCAGGCTAGTGACGTGGTGGACGTTGTAGAGGTTGAAGCCCCCCATTGATGTGGGGCCGACCACCGACGCCAGGATGTCCACGCCGTCCAGCGTGAGCGCGGTCAGGGTGTTGGCGCCCGTAATGGGGTCAACCAGCTGCGCCCACAGCGCCCGGTTCGCGTTTGTGCCGAGGTTGATCGTGACCTGGCCCGTCAGGGACGACGAGGTGCCCGAATCAATCGCGCTTTCAATTACCGGCCGGGCCATTAGTTCACCTTTTGGGGTTCTGCGCGTTTCATCATCGCTTCGGCGTACATCAGCCGGGCGTGATCCGCCTCAATTCTGGCGCGGGTGTGTGTCATGAACGACCCGCCCCACGGGTCATGCCACGGCCACCGGGTGACCGGTGCCTCGCGGCCCATGGTCGTTTGGCTTTCGCGTGTCGTTGTCACGGCTTGCCCGACAAGGCCTTGAGCAGCGATGTGAGGATGGCCACAAAGTCAGCTGACGAGATGCCACCACCGCCAGAACCGCCGCCGACCTGGGGCAACTCAGCCAGCGCAGCCGTCAACCGGTCAAGCGCCCCATCGTGCGCGGTCCACGCCGCCAGCGTTTTGTCAATCGTCGGCGCCCAGGCCGCCTCGTTTTTTGCAGCAGTCTCCCCGACTGCGCCGGCCATCGCGGTGTTGGCTGAAGCCAGTTTCGTGGTGGCTTCGGACTGGGCGCTACTCGCCGCCCAGTAGGTCACCCGCTGGGCCTCGCGTGCGTGCAAGTCCGCCAGGCGGAACCACTGGTCAAGGGCCGCTGCCGGCGCGTCAATCGGGAAGATAGGCAGCTTTGGCAGTGCGATGGGGGGAACGGGCATGTCGGCCATGTGGTTCTCGCTTAGGTTAAGAGTTGGAGGCAGGTCACTCCTGCCTCACAGTGATGTTGCGCACGTCGAAACTGCCCATTGAGCCGGTGAAGTTGTCCGAGGCAATGGCGTCCAGATAGAACGTGGGGAAGCTCAGGGCGCTGCCGTTGCTGCGCCGCAAGGCGTGGCGCACCACCAAGGTCTTGGTGATCGTTTCCACACCCATTTTCAAGTCCAGGTTGTGGGTCACGTCCCCGCTGCTGGTGCTAACGTAAGCGCGCAGCACGCTGAATTTGCTGGCGTCCAGGGCGTTCAGGCGGATCTCATACACCATCTCTAGTGCGTTGCCCGTGGCGGCCAGCGTGCTGATGGCCAAGGCGGTGCTGAGGCGTAGTTGCTGCCCGCTGGTCACCTGCGTTGGCGTGATGCGTTGCCACGGTGTCTGGTTCGGGTCGCCCCCATCAGCGGGCACCTTGCTCACGGTTGCGGTGGTCGCGCCGGCCGTGCCTGCGATGGTGTAGCTGTTGGCCACGCTTCCCGTGATACCGCTGCCAGCCGTGCCGCTGGTCCCCGTCATCAGGTGGTTGGTCACCAGTTGCTGGGTGGTGGGGTACGCGTCAGCCGCGTCGGTAACCAACGGGCTGGTGTAGCCAGCCAGTAGGCTTGACAGGGCAGCTGCACCGTCGACACCTTGCAAGTAGATGCCGCGCCCACTGGTGTGCACCCCGTCGGTGAAGCAGTTGGCCACCGCAACACCACCCCCATCCCGGGTGCTGATGTTGTCGTCCACGTAGGTGTAAAGCGTGGGGTTGGATGCAGCCAAGGCGGCCAACTGGACGTTGTAGGCGGTCTGCAGTGCGTTGCTGGTGGCAAACCCCGCGTCGGGGGTGCCGATGGGGCTTGCCGACAGAATCACCACGCGCTCACAGTAGGACTTGATCGCGGTCAGCAAGGATTGCACGTCAGTCTGGATCGAGGCCCACGAGTCGCCCGCCCGAGCGTTGTTCGCAAAACCGCGAATGTAAACCACCCCCAACGAGCCAAGACCCGCTAGGCCGGGGCTGGCGTTGGTGTAGGAGTTGTTGACCCGGGCCAACATCTGGGCGACGGTGTCCCCGTTCACCCCGCTGTTAGCCACCAGCTTCTGCGCGCCGTTGGCCGCCAGGCCGTTGACCCACCAAAACGGGTGAAGGTTGCGCCCGAGTCCGAAGTTCTTGTCGGTCAGACTGTCGCCGATCATGGCGGTGCGGACGTTCAGCGCCTGCCTGGAAAACACACCAGACAACACTGAATCCGCCAACGTGAAGCTGCCGGCCACGCGGCCGCCGGGCCAGCGGCCGGCGTTGACCGGCTGACCGCTCGCTACCCGGTACGTGGGCGACGGTGCGGTGGCCACGTCACGCGTTACCCGCGGTGGTCACCAGGCTGGACAAGGTGATGTTCTGACCGGTGGCGATGCTGCCAGTGAAGGTCCAGCTGCCACCACCCAGGTCGGTGCGGAACAGCACGGTATCCGCGCTGGTGGTCAGGTCCACGAAAGTCGGGGTGCCCGACACGTGGGAGCCGTTGCTCTGCGTGGCGCTGGCCTCGTCCCAGTCGATGGCACCTGTGCTGGTGGTGCCGATGGCCGCGCCCAAGGTCACCGTGCCCAGCAGCGTGGTGCCGCCGCCCACAGCGGCCACGCCCGAAGGCCTGGTGCCGCTGTAGAACTTGATCTTGGCGCTGGCGCCGGCCTGGGTGACGAGTGCCGCCACGATGGCGGTGCGCAGTGCTGTCGAGAAGTTGGTGGCCATGTCAGGCTCCCTTGAAGAGTCGAGTGAAGAAGCCGGGCTTGGTCGGTTTTACCGAGGGCACCGGTGGTGTTACCCCGAAGGACAGCGCACACGCTTCGGACAGGCACGGCCCGCACAACGAGATGTCATGGGCCGGGCCAAAGAGGACGTTGTTGTCGTCACGGGCCCCGCACTCATGGCACGTTGGTGCTGGCGCCCAGCCCCGGCCCCCGTAGGCCCCGGTGACCTGGTCGTCGGTGGCGGGCCCTTTTTCTTCAGCATCGCGCACCAGGGCCTGGAATGCGTGCACCCGGGCCACGTCCACTTCGTGGCGTGCGTGGGCGAAGGTGGCCCAGTAGCTGATCGTGGCGATGCGCAGCGCGCTGGTGTCGTTCTGTTTCATGCGACAGATACCCCGGTGATTCGTTGTGCAGGATCAAGCGAGACAGTCGTGATCGTGCCGTCGCTGCCCGCCACGGTGATGGTGGTGCTCGAGTAGCTGGCGGTGTAGCTCACGCCGTCGATGTTCCAGGCGATGGCCCTGTTGCTGGCGTCGTAGGTCACCGCGCTCAGCGCGCCCGGCGCAGTGATTGAGTCGATCTGAGCAGGGGTCAGGACCAGTTGCTCCTCGCCCAGCACGTTCTGCACACCGATCCATTGACCGGTGGCCTGGTCGAACAACCCGAAGTGGTTGGCGAGAACGCGCGGCGCAGCCATCAGGCGCCGAACCCCGGTGTGGGTGTCTGGTAGCCCATCAGGGACCCCATCACGTCGTTGAGGTTCTGTGGGTCGATCTCGCTGGCGGCCTTGGCGCTGGCAGCCATCTTGGGTGCGGCCTCCATCGCTGCGGCGGCCTGCGCTGCCTGTTGCTCCGCGGCCATGCTCTGGTTGGCGGCGTCGTCGTCCTTGATGATCTTCGGGTTGACCCCGTACATCTTGGCGTAGTCGTCCACCACTTGCATGGCGTCGATCTTGTGCTTCATCTCGGGCCAGATGGCCACGAGGTTGCTGACCGTGCCCAGCAACCGGTCGGACCCGCTGGCGGCCACCGCGCGCTGGGCCTGGGCCAGCGTGCTGATGAACTCGATCTCGATCTCCATCTCGCCGATCTCGGGCGGTGGCGGCGGCAGGATGCCGGCCTCCACGCAACGGTCGAACGTGATGTCGATCAGCGGGCTCAACAGTTCGTTGTGCAGGCGCTCTAGCACCGGGCCCAGCATCAGCAGCTTCTCTTCGTGGCGCTCGGCGATCTCCGTGGCGGTGGTGCCGCTGCGGGTGTCGTTGGCCAGCATCAGGAAGAGATCGGCGTAGTAGGCCGACCTGATGCGCTCGCGGGTGTCCTGGATGTCGGCCAACAGGTAGTCCAGGCGCAGGTTGACCTCGTAGGCCGAACGCACGCCACCGCCAGGCCCCGAGGCGTCAACGAACATCACACCGCCTGGCATGCGCTTGTTGGCCTGGTCCTTGTACTGGGTCGGGATCTGCAGGGGTGGGTTGACCTGGTAGTCAATGGCCTGCGCCTTGCGCAGTTGCTCCAGTTGCAGTTGCTTGACATCACCCAGGCAGTCCATCCCGGGGCTGCGCCCGTAGATGTCGTTCCCTGTCACCACCCAACGGGGGCACAGGGCAGGGAAGCGCTTGAAGCCCGACTCACGCAGGAACCGCTCCCAGTTGTCGCTGGCCGGCTCGAAGTAGACCGATTGGAACGCCATGTTCTTGGCGTCGCGCTTGGTGGCGTCGAACTCAGCGCGGGGCTGGACCATGTGGTAGACCTGCACCCAGCTGTCCAAGGTGCCGCGGTCGTACAGGTTCTTCACCACAGGGCTGACGTTCTCTGTGCCAAAGGCCTTAACCATCTGGCCAACGGTCATCTGCAGGCGGCGCATGCAGGTGTCCACGACGCCCTTGTCGTTGACCGACAGGCCGTACTCCCCCACGGTCATGGGGTAGTGGTGGATCACGTTGTCGAAGTCGGGCTGCACGTAGTTGGCCCAGGTGCCGAAGGCGCCCAGTTCCTCGTAGCACTGGTGCAGCGCGTTGTACGTGTTGGACGACGAGAAGATGGCGCGCATGATCTCGCCCACCTGGTGCAACCAGTTCTTGACCGGTTCGGACTCCATCAGGTCTTTGTCCTGCAAGCCCAGCTGGAACCAGGGCCGCGCGGGGCTGGTCATGCCCGACATCATGCCGGCGGCCAGCGTGCGGTGCGCGAAGATCGCCGTGTTGTCGTAAATGTTGTTGTGCTTCTTCGTGCCCCTGTTGGTGTCGGACGTGAAGAAACGCCCACCCCGGGGCATCTGGTACGTGGCGATGTCCTGCCAGTGCGTGTCCCAGCTTGAGCGCTCAGTCCAGAGACTGGCCTGGCGGCGCATCAACTTGGCGCGTGTGTTCAAGGAGTCCATCAGCCGCCCAGCAGCGTGGTGCCGCCCGTGTTCATGAGTGAGGGAGCCACGCCACTCGGTGAGGTCAGCAGCGTGCCGCCACCGGCGTTGCCGCCACGTGACTTGCGACGCAGGGCCATGGAGTCGGGGTCCTTCGCTTCCTGCAAGGCAGGAGGCAGGGGGATCTCGTCGGGCGCGTTCTTCAGGTTCAACGGGTCCAGCTTGTCCTTCTGACCGGTGGCAGCGTAGGCGCCGAACGGGTCAGCCTTAGAACTGAACCGGCCCAGCGAGGTGTCGCTTGAGTACAGCTTGGCCACCTGCTTGGAACCCGGCACGCCGGCCTTCTGCGCGATACCGCACATGGTCAACCCCCAAGCAGCGTGCTGCCGCCCGTGTTCAACGCGCTCTTTGGCACCCCGCCCGCGCCGGTCAGCAGTGTGCCGCCTTGCAGGTTCGGGTTGCGCTTGCGACGTTCGGTCATGCTGTCAGGCGCCTTGGCGTCTTGCCCTGGCGCCGACGGCTGTGGAATGTTCGGCGTGCTGCACATGGTCGTGGCCTTCAGTTGAGGGGGGCGCCGGGAGTCGGCCGTGGGTCACGTGGCGTGCGGGGGGTTGGCCCCACACCGCTACTGCCACCAAGGATTGAAGTCGTCGGGGAGCCGCCAACTACTCGGCGCGCGCCCAGGATGGTGTTGCCACCACCCACGCCGCCACCGATGCTGGAGCCACCACCGATAGCGCCGGCCGATGTAGCGCCCACGCCTGACGTCGAACCGGAGCCGATGCTGCACATCCCCTGGATTGTTCATGGGGTGGGCCCGCGCAGGGCTACATGCGGTCCAGGGGGTTGTAGTCCAGGACGGTCTCGGGCTCGATGCCTGTGCGGATCGGCAGGCCCATCGCCCGGTACAGGTCGCGCTGCACCGGGAACGCGAAGGTCAGGGCCAGGGCGTCACCCACGTCGGGGCTGCGCCCGATGCGCTTCTTGATCTCGTCCTTCGACTCCAGGCTGTAGACGTCCTGTGCCGACGTGAACTTGTAGGTGGGCGTGGCCAGGTCCTGCTTGAGCCCCATGTCGTTGGGGATCACGCCACCGCTCGTGATCCAGTCGCGCATCTCGAACCACATCTCGGTGCGCTTGTTCACGTACCTTGGGCGGCCCGCCTTGCCCCCGAAGTGCACACCCATAACCTCGTGGCCCAGCTGCCGCAGGCGGTCGATGACGCCGCCGCCGTTGCCCTCGTCGATGAACACTGCGTCGGGGGACCAGGCCCTGATGGTCTCGGCCACGTGGGCGGCCAACGTCATGTTGTCGACCTTGTGGAACACGTTGCGGTTGGGCAGCAGGGGCAGCATGTAGCGGCCCTGGCGTTGCACGATCACCGACTTGTCGTCGCCAAACCGCGCGGGGTCGACACCAAGGATGCGTGCAGCGAAGTCGTAGTCGGTGACCTGGAGGTGGCGCCTGGCGGCCTGCTCCACGTCGGTCAGGCTGATCAGCTGGTCTGTGCCCGCGGCGCTGAAATCGCACAGGTACTCCCGGGCGAACGAGGCCTCTGACATCTCGCCACGCAGGCGCTCGACCTCTCTGCTGTCCAGCGCGTCGGTGTCGTAGACCGTGTAGAGGGTGGCGAACCAGTCGGTCTTGTTGGCCGCGCCGAAGTACAGCTGGCTGAACAGGTTGATGCCGTTGGGCGTGCCGATGAACAACGCCCAGCCCAGGCGGTCAGACAGCGCAGGCTGGACGACATCGTCCCACACCTCGGGCGCCATCTGGGCCACCTCGTCCATCACCACCCCGTCCAGGCGCACCCCACGCATGGCGTCTGGGTTGTCGGCACCGTAGCACCGGATCATGGCGCCGTTGGTGGTGAGTCTGACCCACAGTTCGGACTCGTTGACCTCGCACAGGCCGTGCATCACCAGCGGTGCCACGATCTGCTTCAACCGGGTCCAGGCGATGGCCTTGGCCTGCTTGAGCAGAGGTGCCACGTAGAAGTACAGGGGCAGGTCAAGCTGGCACCGCAGCGCCTTGTCCAGCAGTTCGCGCAGGGCCAGTTCAGTCTTGCCTGCCCGCCGGTGCAACGCCAGCACCGTGAAGCGCTTGCGCTGGCGGTGGCACTCTTTCTGCCAGGCGCGGGGCTTGTAGCCCAGGTCGATGACGGTCACGCGAAGTCGTTGGGGTCGAAGTCAGCCGGCACGCCGGTGGCGATGGTGATCTGCTGTTGCTTCAACGGCCCCCCGTCGGCGCCAGTGATCTCGGTGCGCTCGGCGTAGACCGCCTTGCGCCGGCCTTTGAGGACCAGAGCCAGCAGCGGGTCGCTGTGCTTGCGCACTGTCAGCGGGATGGGTTGGCTGTTGGGTCCCAGCGCCATGCGCCACTGCTCCTGCTCGTTCTCGTCCAGGTAGCGCTCGTACCGGTAGCACAGGCGCCCCTTGTCGATCACAGGCTCTTCAAAACCCACTACGCCCCGCCGGAAGGCCTCCTGCTCGGCGCGGTCGACGCCCTCTTCCAACGCCTCGTTCACCGCCTTGTCGAAGTCCTCGTCGGCCTTGCGTTGGCGAAACACTGTCGCGCGGTCGATACCCACCGCGTCGCACCCGTGCTTGAGCACCGGGTACTCGCGCAGGGCGGCCAGGAAGGGCTCGCGCCAGGGGAAGGGGTGGAAAGACATGGTGTGGACTTTACGCAGCAGTCAACGGCCAGGGCTACGCTTGAACCGGTCAGCGGTCTGGCCTCGTTTGAGGCCCAGGCAGATGCGCCTGGCGTGGGTGTAGTGAATCTCGAACTTCAGGCCCAACCAGCGGTAGCTGTAACCCTCGGCCCTCAACTCCAGGAGCAGATCGACCTCGTGATCGTCGAGCACTGCCCGGGGGTGTGTCTCGCCGATTCGGAGGCCCTTGTCGTTGACCGCGACCAGCCTGTTTGCTTTTTTCTGCACGATCATTGTGGGTCTCTCCAGGCTTGCGGTTATTTGCACATTCGCCCCTAAAAGCCCGACCTACATGCAACGCAACACCGTGTCTTCTAGACACTCGGTGTGTTGCGTTTCATGGTGCAGTCCTCTAAATTGCAACATTTGTGCATGTTGCGGCGTGTTGCACGCGTTGTGTGGTGCATACTGTGAAATCTTGCAAACAGAGAGTGCACCATGAAAACGCCCGCCATCACTTTCCCCGCCGATGAACTCAAAGTCATCGTCGAACTTCTCAAGGCCAAAACGCCCATAGACGCCATCCAGGTGGCCTACCCCTACCCCACCGAAACGCTGAAACGCCTCGCGCTGCGCATTGCGGTGGCAGGGGGGCGTGATGTCGGCGGGGCCCGCTTGACCCCTGAACTGCGCGCCCGGGCGGTGAAGTGGGCGGCTGAAGGGGTGCCGGTGATGGAGATCGGGCGCCGCCTGGG